TTTGTAATTTCCATATTAATCTCCTCTTTCCTTTCAAATTACAATTCTATATTACACCATATTAAGTGTAATGTCAATAATAAATTAAAGTTTTGTTTGAAATAGTTAAAACTTTAAAAAGTTCTATATAATTTTAGTATGCAGAATATGGGTTGTCAATTTGTGGGTAATCTTCTCCATAAATGTTAACCACTATGCAAAAATCAGTATTTTCTTCAATAGTATAGTGATTTGTTATTGTTGTTATTCTTTTATAGTATGTTATATATTGCCCTATAATATCATTGTAGTATGTTTCTTTTTGATGTTCTTGTATAGTGTCTTGTAAATAATTTTCAAAATCATCACTATTATTAAATTCATAATAAACACCAACTATATTATCTATAATTTTATATTTTCTATTATCTTCCATTTTTTATTCTCCTATATATTCAACAATTGTTAAACCTTTTTCAATTGCTAATCTTCTAATTGTATTTTGTATTTTGCTAGTAGTTACACTATATTTTTTTGTATTTAAGTATAAAGTATCATTTTCAAAATAAGCAATAATAGTGCTATAATTTACTAATGTATCACCATCAGTTTGTAAAGTTCTACCTTGATATTCATAAATACCATTTGTAATAGTTCTTAAACCAGTTTTTGCACTTTCTCTTTCTAAAAATTTTTCAATAACTTTTTCATTTTTCATAATAAACACCTTTCCTTTTTTCTATCAATGCACTTTTGCAAGTACAACTTAATATTAACACTAATTAAATGTAATGTCAATATTTATTTTTTTTGTTGTTTTCTTTATCGCTTTTATATCCTCACTTGCCGTGAACCACCGTGTAGGGAAATACCTCAACAACATCTTGATTATAACATAACATTAATTGTAATGTCAATATTAAATTAAATAACTTTTAAAAGAACATTTTTTTTGGTACTTTTTTCAAGTACAACTTAATGTTAACACATTATTTTTTAAATTGCAACTATTTTTTTATTTTTTTTAATTGCTTTAAAATAAATGTTTTTTGTTGTGCTCTCTTTCAAGTACATTTTAATGTTAACATATAATATTATTAAATGCAATACATAAATTTTATTTTTTTGTTTGCTTAATAATATAAATGTTTTTTGTGTGCATTCCTTTTGAATACATTTTCATTATATCATAAATTAAATGTAATACAACTATTTTTTACAATTTTATTAAATTATTTTTTGTTTTATCGATAAACGATAATAGTTATGTTGTTTTTATTGAGAAATGATAAATCACACTCAAGAATTATCGAATTTCAATAAGAAATTATCGATAAACGATATGATCGGTTCTGTTAAACAGCAAATATTTATCGTTATTTGATATATACCTATGTTTATTTATTGATTATTGATATATTTTTATTGTATAACGATATGTATTTACGCGTATATAATAAGGTTATAAGGGGGTGGGGTGGTCGGTTTTTAAGGTAACGGTACTTGGGTGAGTAGTATAGTATATATATCTATACAAAAGTATGTTAATTTAAAATAAATTTTAAAATCTACAAAAGAATTTATATGAGAATATGGTTTTAGATTAAAAGGTTTTAATTGATAGTTACAAATTGATTTCATATAGGTTGTATAACTATTGTATATATTAAGGAAGCAACTACCAATTATTATTATCTATACATATTATAAAAAGAAAAAACAAGTAAGTCAAGAAAAATTTTAAAAAAATAAAAAGAATTTACTAAAATAGATAAATGTGGTATAAATAGAGTATAAAAATTATTTTAAAAATACAAAAAGGAGATGATTATATGCCTAAAATGAGTTCTAGATATGAAGAAATGGTTGCTGGAACATATAAAGTAGAGAAGAAACCTAGTGGTTATCAAAAGATACCAAAAGAATTACAAAAGAAGAGGGGTAGAAAGAAGAAAGAGAAAGTACCTATTATTACACCAGAGGGTTTAATTTGTACTACTGAAAGTGAATATGATAGAAAGAATAACCAAAAATTAGCAGGGGTAGAGAGAAGTGAGATATTTAAGTATTATTTAGATAATGGTTCTAATTACTCTAAAACTGCTGAATATTATGGTGTAAACCCTGGTTCTATTAGAAATATATTATTAACTTATGAAAAGAAGAATACTGAAGAATATGATATGATTAAAAGACATCATATTGAGGAACAAAATGGTATAGTACAAACTAGAAGTGCTAATTTATTAAATGAAATTACTGATAAAATAGAAAAAGAAATTAGTAGAGAAGATAGAAACTATAATGTTACTCAATTAGGTATGCTTTATGGTATTATTTTTGATAAGTCTAGATTATTAAATGGTGAAAGTACACAAAATAATGCTATTCAAATTAAATTAAGTAAAGATTTAGAAGAATTAAGTAAATAATTTATAATATTTTTATAAAAATACTTGATTTTTTTTATTTTATATTCTTTAATAATATTGAGAGATAAAATCTCTCCCTTATTAGAGCAATGGTTATAGGTTTTTGGTATTTTTTCTTTATAACTACTAATAAGGTCATATCATAGTAGTCTTGTTTAGTGACTACCTCCTTTCTAGTACTACCTTAATAGGTAGTACTCTGCTAATGTATTGATTAAATATTATTTTTTTCATATTAAACTCCAATACTTATAAATATAAACTTAAACTCACTTTTAGATATGTTAGCAGAGTAGTGCTTATTAATTAGTTTTAGAAAATGTGGTTGAACTACCTATATGGTGTGGAAAAACAATGTGCTATTGCAAGGGCAAAAAAGGTTTGAGGTTATAAGCACATTTATTTATGATAGAGAGGTGTATTTATGACAAGTTTAGATTTAGGTGAATTATACCCTAAACAAATAGAATTTTGTAAAGATACACATAAATATATATGCTATGGTGGTGCTCGTGGTGGTGGTAAATCACATATATCTCGTATTAAGATGATATTATTAGCAATTAACTACCCAGGTATTCAAATATTATTATTAAGAAGAACTTTAAAAGAATTAAGAGAAAACCATAGTTTACAATTACAAAAAATGCTTAAAGATGTTGCTACTTATAGAGAAAGTAGTAAAGAGTTTATTTTTCCTAATGGTTCTCGTATTGTTTTAGGTTATTGTGATAAAGAAACTGATGTATTACAATTTCAAGGACAAGCATATGAAGTTATTGTATTAGAAGAAGCAACACACTTTACTGAATTTCAATTTCAGTCATTAACTGAAAGTAATCGTATGAGTGGTAACTTAAAAGTACCTTTTACACCTCGTATGTACTTTACTTGTAACCCAGGTGGTGTAGGACATCAATGGGTTAAAAGATTATTTATAGATAGAAATTATAGAGGTACTGAAAACCCAGATGATTATTCATTTATACCAGCAGTTGTTTATGAAAATAAATATCTTATGGAACAAGACCCTAGTTATGTTAAATCACTAGAAAATCTACCAGAAGATAGAAAACAAGCAATGTTATATGGTAATTGGGACATATTTGATGGTCAATTCTTTCCAGAGTTTAGGAGAGATATACATATTAAAGAACCATTTGAAATACCTAGAAATTGGAATAGATATATTGCTTTTGACTATGGTTTAGATATGTTTGCTGTACTTTTTATAGCAGTAGATACTCGTGGTAAAGCAGTTATTTATAAAGAAATATATAAAGATAATTTAATAGTTAGTGAAGCATCACAATTATTAAAATCACAAATGAGAAAAGCAGAATATAGAAATATATATGCTCCACCAGATTTATGGGGAAGAAATAGAGATACTGGTAAATCTACATTTGAAATATTTAGAGAAAATGGAATACAATTAACTAAAGCATCTAATAATAGAAAAGATGGTTGGTTAGCAGTTAAAGAGTGGTTAAGAGTTAAGAAATCAAGAAATATACAAACTGGTGAACCTATTGAGGTTGCTGATTTAACTATATTCTCTTGTTGTACTAACTTAATTAGATGTTTGCCACAATTACAACACGATGAAAAAGACCCAAATGATTGTGCAACTGAACCACACGAAATTACACATATTTGTGATGCTTTAAGATATTTTTGTATATCAAGGGTAAGTCCATCAAAAGAAGAAACATTAGAAGAAAAAGTATTTGGTCTTGGTTATAGAAAACAAGAAGAATATGATAATTTTGATGTTGGAGAAGAACAAGTTGTAGTATAGGAGATGAGAAAATGGAAATATTTTATATAATTTTACTTGTAATTTTAATTATTATTGGTATAATGTCATTAAATACTACATTATGTATAATAATGTTATTAAATGATTTAAGAAAAGAAAAAGGTTTAAAACCTATTTCATTTAACCCTATTGAAGTGGTTAATGATGTTAAAGAAAAAGTACAAGAAAATAAAGAATTAGAAGAATATAAGAAAAAACAAGAATTAGAAAGTGAAGCACTTGCTACTATGTTAGATAATATAGAGAAATATGATGGAACTGGTGCTGGTCAAGTAGATGTACCAGATATAAGATAGTAGGTGAATTATGAATTTAGATGAAATTAAAGAAACTGAAACTTGGTCTTTATATCAAAAAGGTAAGAAATTCCTTGATTTAAGAGATTTATATAGTAGAAGTGATAAGAATTTTAGATTTTATATAGGTGACCAATGGAACGGGCTTAAACTATCAAAGAGTGTTGAACCTATATGTTATAACTTTATTAAACAAATAGTTAAGCAAAAGGTATCAGTAGTTACTAAAAACTTATTTGCTATAAATTATAGTCCAGAAAACATTGAAAATGAAGAATTTGCAAATTCAGCACAAGAAGTATGCAAAGTCTTAAATAAAAAAGCATCTAATGTATATGATAAAGATAAATTAGATAGCAAAGTAAGAATATGGGCAAAAAAAAGTGCTATATATGGTGAAGCAGTTTGCTATGTTTACTTAAATGAAGATGGTGAAATAGTAAATGAAGTTTTAAATAATACTGATGTTATGTATGGTGATGAGAATTGTAGTGATATACAAAAACAACCATATATATTAATTAGAACAAGAGAAGATTTAACTGATGTAATAAAACTAGCAAAAGATAATAATTTATCACAAGAAGATATTGAATTAATAACTGGTGATAAAGATACACAAGATAATGCTGGTGATGATGGTAAAATTGAATTAAATGATAAAACTTGGTTAATTACTAAACTTTGGAGAGAAGAAGATGGTGATATTCATTATCAACAAGTTACTAGATATGTAACAATAGTTGAAGATGAAGATATGGGTGTAGATAAATACCCATTAGCACATATGAACTGGGAAGATGTTGAAGGTAATGCAAGAGGTATGGGAGAAGTTGAACAACATATACCAAACCAATTAGAGTGTAATAAAACTGCTTTAAGGAGAGCAATTACTATTAAGAATACTGCATACCCACAAAAAGTTATTAATGTAGATGCAATACAAAATGTTGCTGATGTAAATAAAACTGGTTCTACAATTAAGTTTAGAGATATGGGTTCTACAAGAGCAAGTGATGTATTTATGAATACAACACCAGCACAAATGAGTAGTGATGCTAATAATTTCCAAACTGAATTAATAAATGTAACAAAAGAATTATCAAATACTGGTGATAGTACAACTGGTAATATTGACCCATCAACTGCTTCTGGTAAAGCAATTTTGGCAGTACAACAAGCACAAACTCAACCATTAGATGACCAAGTAATAGCATTAAAAACTTTCCTTGAAGATATTGCTAGAATATGGTTTATGTTTTGGAAAAATAATAGAAAAGATATAAAAATTTATTATTTAGAAAAAAATGAGATGACAAATGAAGAAAATTATGTTATGTTAGAAGCAGATAAGAATACATTAGAAAAATTGAACACAAGTGTTAAAGTAGATATAACACCTCGTGGAGCATTTGATAAGTATGCACAAGAATTATCATTAGAGAATATGATGACTGCTGGACATATTAGTTTTGAAGAATATGTAAACTCATTAGATACAGATAGTGTTATGCCAAAAGCAAAACTAGAAAAGATAATGAGAGAGAGAAAAGAAAAACAACAACAAATTGCTGATATTCAAAGACAAGCAGATTTATTAAAACAAGTAGCAAATGCAGAACAAAATGATGCACAAAACCTATCAAATGTTATTACACAAGGTCAAATGTTATCACAAAATGCACTTGCACAAGAAAATCAACCAACGAGTGCTTAAAGCACTCTCAATATTGTCCTTTGGTGAAATGGTAACACATCAGTCTTTGACACTGACATTTCCTGGTTCGAACCCAGGAGGGACAACCAATTATACTATTATAATTATATAAATATGAAATTAATTAATAATATAGTTATTTCTATCACAATATTTATATAATTTAATAATAGACAAATAAGTGCTAATTACAACAAAATTATAATATTATATGAAAGAAAGAGGTGAAAATCTCCATATTTTGTAGAAGTGTTGTAAATCTTTGTTGATATATTCTCTATCTTAACCAAATTAATTAGCACTTATTAAAAGAATTAGAAAACTTGGAGTTAAAGGTTATCGTACTACTCAATAGTATGCTTCAATATGGCAGTGTGAGAAACTGCAAGTGTAGGAAGTACAACTACATAAAACCTTAATTCGTGCTATCTTAATTGGTAGCATTAGGGAATTAACTTAATAGTTAAAACTCTAATGGTGCTAATTAAAAGCACCAAAGAAGCAATGTATGACCGTGCTACCTTAATTGGTAGCATAGAGTAGATAAATAAAAATAGAACACTAGACAGCATTATTGCTTGTTGCTATAAGTTAGGTTGTTCCAACTTATCTATTCTATGGTGCTAATTAAAGTACTCGTGAGGACTACGATAGTGCTTACAGAAGTTTAAGTATTTGTACTGAAACAAACCACAGTCCAAGCATTAATGACTTAAATCTTTATAGGTGAGAGAAGCAAACTCGTAAAAATAGGAGAGGTTAGAAATGGAAGAAGAAAAATTAGTTGCTAATGAAGAATTAGAAGAAGAACAACTTGAAGAAACTGATGAAAGTGTTGAAGAAACAGAAGAAGAAACAACACAAGATGAGGAAAAAGGCAAATTCTATACTGATGAAGAATTAAATGAATTAGTAAATGAAATTGCTGATAGGAGAGTTGCTCGTAAGATGAAAAAATACGAACAACAAATGGCAAAATATAAAGACACAGAAAATGTCTTGAAAAGTCAAATTGGTGGAGAAAACATTGATGAAGTAAATGCTAATTTAAGAAAGATTTACGAAGAAGATGGAAGAACACTACCAAAGGAATATAAGTATGAAAATGATAGGGACTTATATATTCTTGGAAGAAGTGATGCAGAGGACTTTATTAAAGATGGTCTAGAAGCAACAGAAGAAGAAGCAAATAGACTTGCTAGAATTGGTTATAAGAACCTAAATGCAAGAGAACAAAGTTTATTTAATGCTTTATGTGAAAACATAACTGAAATTAAAAACGAAAAGGAATTGCTAAAACTTGGTGCTTCAAAGGAATTATTACAAGATAAAGACTTTGTAGAATTTAAAAAACAATTTAATGTTAATACACCTATCAAAAACATTTATGAATTATATACAAATAATAAGAAGCCAGTTAAAGAGGTTAAGACACCTGGAAGTTTAGTTGGTAAAAATAATTCTAATAATGGTGTTAAAGACTATTATACTTATGAGGAAGCATCTAAATTCACAAGAGAAGAATTAGAGAACAACCCAGAGTTATTTAAAGCAATTGAAAATTCTATGTCTAAATGGTAGTATTTAACCTCTTAAAAGAAAGAGGGAATTAGATTATGGCAGTTACACATTTTATTCAAACTATCTGGTCTAAAAAAATTCAAGATAGTCTTGAACTTAAAACAAAATTAGTACAAAGTTGTACAACAAAATATGAGGGAGATGTAAAATATGCTTCATCAGTTAAGATTTTAGCAGTTGGTGACCCAACAGTATCAGCATATAATAGTGCAAATGACATTACTATTGAAGAAATGAGTGATGCTTCACAACTATTAACTATTGACCAAGCAAATTACTTTGCTTTCTATGTAGATGATATTAATAAGGCACAAAGTGTTCCTGGACTTGCTGAAAAGTACCAAGCAAAAGCAGTACATAAATTAGCAGTTGCAAGAGATACTTATATTGCTAACTTAATTAAAGCAGGTACTAATGTTACTACTGCATCTAACTTAACAAAGTCAGCAGTATTAGAAGCATTAGATAATGCAATTGTTGCATTACAAGAAAGAAACTTTGATGAAGATGGTGTTATCGAAGTTACACCAGCAGTTCATATGCTAATTAAAGAAGCATTAGAAGATGTATCTACAAACAATGTTGATTATATCAAAAATGGTGTTGTAGGTGTATATGGTGGTTTCCCAGTAGTTATGTCTAATAATATGGCAAAAGATACAACTGGTTCTACTAAATATCAATATTGTGATATTAGAGGACTTGATGCTATTGCATTTGCTGGACAAATCAACGAAGTTGAAAGTATGAGAGCAGAAAAGAGATTTAAAGACATTGTTAGAGGTCTTGATACATTTGGTGCTAGAACAATTGACCAAGCAAAATTACAAGTTGTTAAAGTACCGTTAGTTGCTTCTGCTTAATATTAAAATAAGAGAGGTAAATAATGATAAAAATACGATTTAATAAAGTTGTTCAAGATAAATATACTGGAACAATTTACGAAATTGGGCAAGAAGTTGAAGTTACAGAAGAAAGATTTGAAGAACTTAATGACTTTGATGCTGATTTAGTAACATTTATCGAAGAAGTTGAAGATAAGAAACAAGAAAAACCATCAAAAGAAGATAAACAAAAAGATGAAAAACCAGTTGAAGAACCTACTGATGATGGTAAACCAGTTGATGATGCTTCAAAAGAAGATAAAGAAGAAAAGTAGTGGAAACACTACTTTCTATCGAGTTAAGAGAATATGGTGGTGCAACTCCACCAAACTCGACCAAAAAGGAGAACAAAATGGAAGATATTAAAACAATTAAAGTATTAGAAGAACCTATTGAATATGATGGAATTAAAGTAACAAAAGAAACTAAATTAGAATATAAAAACGATAATGTTGAACAAACATTAGAAGATTTAGTTTTAATTACTATTGTTAAATCAAAAGATGAAGCATTAGGTTACGAAATGGAAACAAAAACAAAAATCTATTTAAAAGAAGATGATTATTTAGTTTTTGATGAAGTTAGAGGTTATGTAAAACCTATAAGTGAAATGATACCAAAAGATGAATATATTTCTAAAAATATTGAATTAAAAGCAGAATAGAGGTGTAAATATGAAGTTAAAGGAAATGAAAGAAAAAACCTTTGCACTAATTGAAGAATTATACCCAGAATTAAATAATTTAGCAGAAGATGAAGATGTAATAAATAAAATCAATGGTGTAGTTAATTCAGTTCAAATGGACTTAATGAAGTTTAGAAAAATAACTGCAAATACCGAAATTAATGTAGGACTAAATGATGATAGAATAATTGATTTAAAAGGTTATGATGACATTTATCAAATAAATAAAATCAAATTAGTACCTAATGAAGAAGATATGGTAACTACATTTAATATGATAGATAATACTACATTAGAAGTTGATAACTCTTTTGCTGGTACTATTAGAATTTACTATTATAAATACCCAACACTTTGTAAAACAATGTTTAATAACGACACTGAAAGGCAAAATGAAGATAATAGATATGTATTTGAAATTGACCCAATGCTATTAGAAATAATGCCCTATGGAATTGCAAGAGATTTATTAAGATTAGATATGATTTCTAATTATGGTTCATATTTTGAAAGAACATATAATGATTTAATACAAAGATTAGATAGTAGAAATACTGCTGGTTTTATAACAATAGAGGGAGGAATTGATTTATGAGTAATTTAGATAAAATTATCACAAGACAATATTCAAACTTTATGGGTGTAGATTTTAGTGGTGGAGAAGTACCATACTATCATAGTCCAGATGCTAAAAATATGTGGAGAGATTATACTGATAGTAATTGTATTCAAACAAGACCAGGACTAACATTACTTAATAAGTTTGATAATGTTGTCAATGGTCTTTTTTTCTATAAAATCAATGATATAATACAAGTTTTATTACATATAGGAACAAAATTAGTTAAATGGAATAACTACCCAAATACACCAGTACAATTAACTGAATTATATACTGGTTTAAGTTCTTCAAAGAGTAAGAGTTTTGTATTTGATAATGTATTCTTTTTAATAGATGGTGTTAATTATATTGAATATAATGGTACAACTGCAAAAGAAGTAGAGGGTACAATACCATATACTACATATCAAAGAAACCCAGATGGTTCAACAAATATTGATGATGGTGTAGATACTGATTATGTATTACAACCAGTAAACTGCTTAACAAGTAAAAGATATAATCAATTTATAGCAGATGGAACATCAACTGCATATCAATTAGATGATAAAGGTTTAGATAATAATTTTAGTGTAAGAGCAACAATACACGATAACGATACTACTACAATTGTAATTGAGGGAAATGGTTTATCAGTAGATAGAACTAATGGTGTTGTAACATTTACTACTGCACCATCACAATATGCAAAAGTAGATATATTATTTAGTAAAACAATATCAAATCATAAGAGTAGAATATTAAATTGTAATTTATTATGTGAATTTGATAATAGATTATTCTTTGCTGGTAATGATGACTACCCTAATTCAGTATTTTGGGGTATGTTAAATGACCCAAGATATATTGCTGATATAAATTATAATGAAATAGGTTTAGATGTTGCTAGAATTAAAGCAATAATACCTGGAAATAATGTTTTATGGGTAATAAAAGAAAATAACCAAAATGGTGCTGGTGTATATTACTTAACACCAACATTAAGTAGTGATTATGACCAAAAGATATACCCAGTAACAAATGGTAATGTATCAACTGGTTGTGTATCTACTGGAATAAATTATGGAGATTATATTGTATATTATTCAAATAATGGACTAGAATGTATCTCATCAAGTGCATTATATAGTGAACAAATATTACAACATAAATCGACATATGTAGATGCAAGATTATTAAAAGAACAAGGTTATGAAAACCCAGTATTAGCAGAATATAAAGGTTATTTACTAACATTAGTTAATTCAAAGGTATATTTAGCAGATAATAGAAAATTAATGAATACTGGTAATGGAAATAGTGAATTTGAGTGGTTTTATTGGGAATTACCTAATAATATAACTAATATGGTTGAATATAGAGATGAATTATATTTAATGAACGATAGTGGTTATTTATACTTATTAGATGGTGATGTAGATGAAACAACTGGACAAGAAGATAGTGAATTAGATATTACTTCTTATTGGACTACAAGAAAAGATGATTTTGGTTGTCCTAGTTATACTAAAACTACAAGTAAAAAAGGTGGTGTAGTAAACTTTAAAAATATGGACAATAATGATATAATAATACAAACAATACCAGATGGTGTTATTAAAGATAGTAAAACATTAAGTGATGAAAAAGGTTATGCACCATTTAAGATAAAAGATAAGAAATTCTATAAGATGCAATTAAAATTCTCATCAAATAAACCATTTGGAATATATAGTGCAGTATTACAAGGTTTTATAGCAGGTTATGTTAAAAGGTAGGGTGAAAGTATGAATTATACAGATGAACAACAAAAAAGAATAAATAATGTATATAATGAAAGAGAAAAAGCATTAGCAGAAAATCAACAAACATATAGTGGTTTATTAGATGATGCTAATTCATTTAGAGAACAACAAAATCAAATGTTGGCACAACAAGAAAAAACACAAAATGAAGTGCTAGATAAACAATTAGAAAATCAAACTAATATTATTAACCAACAAAAAGAACAAGCACAAAAACAAACTGAAACACAAAATAAACAAGCATTAAATTCATATAATGCTTTCATTAACCCTTATGGTTATCAAGCAGAAAGTTTGGCAAGTACTGGTTTAAATAATAGTGGTTTAAGTGAAACTGCAAAATTAGGTGCATATACTACATATCAAAATAGAGTAGCACAAGCAAATGCTTCTTTACAAAATGCTATAACAAATTATGATAATAGTATAAATGAAGCAATATTAAATAATGATGTTCAAAAAGCACAAAATGCTTTAACTAGATTACAAGCAGAATTACAAGCAAATGAAAGTTATTATAATACTAAATCATCATTAACACAAAACCTATTAAATAATAAATTAAATATTAATAGTCAATATGATAATCAATACAACAATGTATATAATCAAATACTTAATGAGCAAAAACAAGCAGAAGCAATTAGACAATATAATCAAAATTATCAAATGCAACAACAACAACTTGCTGAAAGTATAAGACAATATAATGAAAAGATGGCATATCAAAAACAAAGAGATGCAGTTGCTGATGCTCAATGGCAAAGAGAATACGAACTTTCTAAAAAAAAAATAAATAGTTCAGGTGGTTCAAGAAGTTCAAGTGGTGGTAGTTACAAATTGACAAATAATAGTGGCAGTAATAGTTTAAAAGGAGATAGTTTTGGTAATAGTGCTGATACAATGAAAAAAACAGATTATTACTTTAAATCAACAACTGGTGCTGATTATCAACCTAGATATATAAATAATACCAAACTATCAAAAAGTGGTTTCAAATTAGAAAGTGTTGGAACTATAAAAGGTGTTAGTGGAGGTAAAAATGTTTGGTCAGCAAATGGAAGATTTTATGTTTGGGACGAAAATAAATATATTGATATAACTGGTATGGTATCAAATTCAGTAAAAACTGATGCAAATGGAAATGTAACATATAGAAAGTAAGAGGTATTGTATGGCAGTAGTAACTCTTGAAGAATATAGAAAACAACAAGAAGAAGAAGAAAAAAAGAAAAAGAAAAAAGAAAAAAATAACACTTTAAGTATAATTGATTATACTGAAAGAGAATATTCTTATGATTTTGATGATGTTGGTTCAAGCAATACTGCAAAAAAATCAAAGAATACAAACAATTCTCTTATAAAGAAAGCACAAAAAGGTAATGTTTTACAACAAATAGGTGGAACAATAGGTGATGTTGCAACAAATGTTGGAGAAGGTTTTTTTAACACAATAGAGGGTGTTACAGACTTTGGACAAAATGCAATTGCTAGTGCAATAGGACTTGTTGCTGGTCAAAATAATAAAGCATCTAATTGGTTAAGAAATAATGCAAATGTTAATTCAACTGGTGCTATTTTTGGTACAAATGAAAGAAATGATGAAAATTTATTCAAAAAAGGTTGGACTGATGAACTAGATAAATATTCTGTTTCTGGTAATATATTAGATAGTGTTGCACAAGGTGCTGGACAAATAGGTGCTTATGTAGGACTTGCTGGTGCTGGTGGTGGTGCTGGTGCAACTGCATCAAAAGGTGGTTTATTAACTAGAACTGGTTTAAGTTCAGCAAAAGCAACTGCTTTATCTACATTTGCTTCATCTTATGGTAATACATTATCTACTATGAGAAATGCTGGTTATGATGATAGAGAAGCAAGAACACAAGCATTAGTAAATGGTTTAAGTGAAACTATAAGTGAACAATTTTTTGATGGAATACCTGGTTTAAAAACTGCTGGTTGGGGAGATAAATTAACTGGTAAGATAAGAAATTCTGTTGGAAGATATTTAGGCAGTACTGCTGGTATGTTTACTAATTCAATTATTAATGCTTTAAGTGAGGGTAGTGAAGAAGTATTATCTAACATTTTCACTACATTAGGAAATGATACATTTAAGTTTATTAATGATAAACTTGGAAATGATGATAGATACATTAATCAAAATTATAGTGGTAATTTAAGAAAAGATTTAAAAGATAATGTATTAAATCAAGATACATTAGATGCTTTTATAAGTGCATCATTAACAAGTGCTATATTTAATGGTGCAAATGATGTAATGACTACTAAACAAAAGAACCAAATGTTTCAAGAAATTGCAAAAGAAAAAAATATTAGTGTTGAAAAAGCAAAACAAGATTATGAAAATGAATATAAAGCACAAATCAAAGCAACTGATTTAATGCAAGAAGTAGATAAAAAATATGATTTAACTAAAGATGAAAGAAATGATATTAAAGTTTCAGTTTATAATACTTTAATTAATGGGAAAGATGTAACTGAAAAATATTTAGATAGTTTAATACAAACTATTAAACCAGTTACAACACAAGAAACAAAACAAACTGCAAAACAAGAAACATTAGAACCAAGTAAAGAAGTTAAATCAATTAAATATAGTAGAAAAAGAATTAGAAATATCAATAATCAAAATGAAAACATTAAAAATGAAATTAAAGAAATTAGAGATATAAGAAAGAATAGTCAAGTAGAAAACAAATCTATCAAACAAGAGATTAAAAATATAAATGAAAATACTAAAACACAAGTTGAACCTTTAAAAGCACAACTTAAAGAAGTAAACGAAAACTTAAAAAATGTACAAAATACATTAAAAAAAGGTGTAGAAACAAATACAAAAGAAAGTCAATTAGAAACTATAAATAAAACTAACCCTATGACTGATGACTACCATACTGGAATTAGAAGTGTAGAAGATATTAGAACATTTGATGAAGCATATAATGAAGCAAAAGGTGAAGCAGAGAGTGGAGAATATGAAAATTATTCATCATACCCAGATGTTACTAATGAAATGCTTGAAAATGCTATGAAAAAAGGTACAATTAAAGTATTTAGTTCTAAACCTATAAAAGATGGTGTATTTGTTACTCCATCATTACAACAAGCAACTGATTATGCTGGTGGCAAAAAAGTATATTCTAAAAATGTTAAATTAAGTGATGTTGCTTGGGTTAATGTAGATGAGGGTCAATATGCTTCTTATAAAACAAATGAAGCAGATGAAACTACAAAGAATATATTATTAAATAATGCTAATGAATTAACTGCTAAACAACAAGAATTAACTAATCAAATAAATGAAATAAATGATAATAGTAAAAAATCATTAGAAGAAGTGAATAAAAGATTAGAAAAATCTAATAATAATTTACTTACAATTGATAATACATTATTAGAAAAAAATGATTTATTAAAACAAAATAAGAAAAAAGAAAAAGAATTAAATAAAAAGATTAAATCTAATATAACTAAACAAGTAATAAATAGTGATGCTAAAATTACATTAGATGTTGCTGATGGTTCAGTAATTGAAGCAACTAAAGGTGTTGATTATAACACTAAACAAGGTAAAAAATACGAGAAAAAAATAAATAATACTAAAAGAAGTACTGGTCAAAAAGCATTTGTTTCTAAAGGAATTGGTGTTGAAGATTTATCAAATGCAACTGGAAATAAAGAAATGCTTTATAAATATTATGAAAGAGCAAGAAGTGTATCTAAAGCACAATATAATATCAAAGAAGTAGAGAATAATGTATTTAATAAATTAAAAACCGAACAACAAAAGAAAGATTTTGCTGAATATACATATTTAAAACTTAATGCTGAAAGACTTAAAAAAGGTAAAAGTGGTGTTTGGACTGGTGAAAGTGCTATTGATGAAAAAACATCTAAACAAATGGCAAATGAATTAGAAACTAAATACCCAGAATTTAAAGAATTATCTAAAAAATTATATGATTATTTAGGTAAACAACAACAAATGTTAGTTGATAGTGGTTTTGCAAGTGAAGATGCTAGTGAATACTTTTATGAAACTTATGTACCAACAATTAGAGAACTTGCTGGTAGTAAAAATACAAGTCCATTATTAAATAATGCAAGAAAGAGTGGTTTAAAATCACCAATTAGAAGTGCAAAAGGTAGTGAAAGAGAAATCGTTGATTTAGAGAAAGCAATAGCATTAACTACTATAAGAAATCAAAGAGCAGTTGATGAAAACAATGCTAGAAAAGAATTATTAAATTCAGTTGGTGGTGTTGTTGGTGGAGAAAGATTAAGTTTTGATGAAACACACAATACTGGTAATGATTATCAAATGTCAGTTTATAAAGATGGTAGAGTAATCACTATGACTGTTAATCAAGATATAGCAGAAGCATATACACCAACAAAATATTATCAAATAGAAGAATTAACTGGTTTAAAAATATTAAGAGGTATGTCTAAAGCACAAAGAGGAGTATTAACACAATATAGTCCATCATTTTTAGTAACTAACTTAATAAAAGATAGTCAAGATGCACTTATAAATACTAAATTTAATAATTTAGAATATCTTGCTAATCTACCAAAAGCAATTGATATGATGAAAAATAATTCAAAAGAATTTCAACAATATAAGAAAAATGGTGGTTATGGTGTAACTTACTATGATAGTAAAAACGAAACATTTAGAAAAGAAAATGCTTTAACTAAAGTTGTTGATAAATACGAAAATATTTCTAATAATATAGAACAAGTATGGAGATTTAATGAGTACCTTTTAACAAAGAAAAATGGTGGAACTGAAAGTGAAGCAATGTATAATGCTAGTGAAGTAACAACTAACTTTGCAAGAGGTGGTGATATTTCAAAAGCATTAGATAGAAATGGTGCTTTATTCTTAAATGCTTCAATTCAAGGTTTTGATAAGCAAATAAGAAACTTTAAAGAAAATGGGGCAAAAGGTGCAGTAAGATTATTAATAAGAGGTGCTTTGTTAAGTTTACCATATATATTTAATCAAGCAACTATGGGTGATGATGATAAGTATAAAAAAATAAGTGAATATACTAAACAAAATAATTATATTGTTAAAGTAGGAGATACTTATTTTAAGATACCAAGAGGTAGAGCATTAAGTGTATATACTACTGCATTACAAGATATGTTAGCAACTGCTAGTGGTAAGAAGAAAATAATGGAAGCATTACAAAGCACTGGTTCAAGTTTAGTAGAAAATATTGCACCAAATAACCCATTAGAAAATAATGTTTTATCACCATTAATTCAAGCAAAAAATAATACTAATTATTATGGAAATAAAATAGTTAGTGATTATTTATCACAAAAACCAAAAGAAGAACAATATGATGAGAAAACAGATATGATTTCAAGATATATTGGAAAAGCATTTAATTTTAGCCCTAAAAAAGTAAATTATGTTATAGACCAATATACTGGTTGGTTAGGAGATGCAATACTACCACAATTAACACCAAGTACAAAAGATACAAGTAATATTTTAAAGAAGAAATTTATTGTAGATACTGATACATCAAATCAAAGTTATTTTGATTTAAAATCTAAACAAGAAAGTTATGATAAAGAAGTTGAAAATATAAAAGATTTATCAAAAGCAACAACAGAACAACGAGGAAAAGCACTTTCATCTAAATATATAAAAGATATAAAGGAAGAAGAAATATCACCATTATATAAAGAAATAGATAATGTTAGAAATAACAAAAATCTTGATGAAAAAGAAAAAGCATTACAAGTTGAAGAATTATATAATAAAATATATGAAATATCTAAATCTGCTATTGATGATGCTGATGCTGGTGTAATATATGATGATTATGCTATTGTTGGTCATAATGAATATCGTATGATAAGAAATAAAGATGGTGAATATGTTTGGTCTAAAATAAGTGATGATACATTAAAAAGACAAGAAGAATATTTTACTACTTATGGAATAACAGCACAAACATATTATAGTGGAGATAGAATAAATAGAACATTAATTGCTAATAATGATAAAAATTATGATAAAATTAAAGAAGATATAGAAAATATCAAAGGAGAATATAAAAATTCATTAGATGCTTCTAAAGATGAAAAGAATTATAATACTAAAGCAAAGAAAAGAGAAGTATTTAATTATATAAATAATTTAGATTTAACATTAGTCCAAAAAGCAATGTTAATGAAACAAAATTATTCAAGTTATGATGATTATGATAAATATATATTTGATTATGTAAATAACTCTGATTTAACTTATGATGAAAAAACTATGATATTATTAAAAAATGGTTTTAAATACAATTCAAAAACTGGAACATTTAAGTAGGTGATAATATGGCAGTTTCTAGAAATGATAGAAATAGAGCAATAACTAATGAAGATTTGATAAGAAGATATAATCTTGAAGAATTAGTTAAAGATAGAAAAGCAATAAAAACATTAGATAAACAATTAACAACTACTTATGGTAATATAAAGAGATATATTTCAAAGATGATAGAGTTTGGGAGCACCACACAATATTTTCAAAGTGGTGTTCCTACATTTTCATCACAAGCAAATGATTTATATTTTGACACTTCTACTGGAAATGTTTATTTATATACTAATGAGTGGGTATTACAAAATGATAATGATTTAAAAGAAATAATGTCTATTGCAAATGATAAAGCAGATGTTGTTGATGATAATATGAGATTAACTTTCTTTCAACAACCTACACCACCTTATTCAGTTGGTGATATATGGGTTGATGGAAGTAATTATTATAGATGTATAATAAGTGAAGAAAATGGTTTATTTAATAAAGATGACTGGGTTGATTATAAAGAATATAGAGAAGATTATGCTTTAAATAATGCAGTTAGAGTATTAGATAATCAAACAAAAGTAATAAGTGATACTTATGCAACTAAAACTGAATTAACTACAAGTATAGATAGTGTTAATAGTTTAGTAAGTGAAACAAGACAAATAGTTACATCAACAAATAATGATTTACAACAATATAAAACAGAGGTTACATCTCAATTTGAACAAACTGCTCATAATTTTGAATTAAGTTTTAATAATTTAACTGAATTAACTGATGAAGTATTAGAAGAAGTACAAAGAAATTCAGTAACAAATTATATGAGATTTACTGATAATGGTACATTAATTATAGGTAGAAGTGATAGTGAATATAAGGTTGAGATTACTAATGAGGGTTTAAATATTGTTCAAGGTGATGGTGCTAATAATAAAGTTGCATATTTTAATAATAATAAAATGTATATAACAAATGCTGAAATAATTAGCAATTTACAATTAGGTAATTTTGCATTTACACCAAGAGATAATGGTTCATTAAGTTTTGGAAAGAATAAGTAGGTGATTATATGGCAAATAGTGGTAATTTTACATCTAGTAATTATCAAGGTAGAGCAGTAAGATTTGAGTGGAGTGTTGCTTCACAAAACATTGAGGGAAACTATACTGATATTAACTGGACTTTTAAAGGTTATGGTGGTAGCAGTACTTGGTATTATACTCATAATGCCTATTTGAATATAAATGGTTCAAGAGTATATACACAAGGTAGTGGTGCAATTAAGTTATCAAATGGAACTACATTAGCAAGTGGTACAACAAGAATATATCATAATGCTGATGGTACTAAATCATTTAGTGCTGATGGTGGTGCTGGTATATATACTACTGCTGTAAATTGTACTGGTAGTGGAAGTTGGGACTTACCTACAATACCAAGAGCAAGTAGTTTTAGTGTAAGTGGTAATACTTTAAATAATCAAATAAGTGTATCTATATCAAGAGCAAGTAGTAATTTTACTCATAAATTAATATATCAGTTAGGAAATATAACAAGAGAATATACTAGTTTAACTACAAGTGCATCATTTACACCACCAATTACTGATGCAAATGAGTTCCCATCAAATTCTAGTTCTAAAAATGCTACATTAACATTAATAACATATAATGGAAGTACTGAAATAGGAAGAAAAGCAATTGATTATACATTATATTTAGGAGATGAAACTGATTATAACCCTACATTTACATATACATTAAGTGATAGTGAGAATTTAGATTATGGTTCTTATGTTCAAAATGTATCTAAATTAAGTGGTGTAATAAGTGCTACTGCAAAATATGGTGCATCTATTAAATCTTATTCAATTAGATTTGATGATAATGTATATACAACTGCTAATTTTACAACAAGTAAACCAATATCTATAAGTGGTAATGTTACTGGAACAATAGTTGTAACTGATACAAGAAATAAAAGTACAACACAAACATTTACAATTAGTGTATTAGCATATAATAAACCTACAATAAATACATTTAAAGTAGCAAGAGATGAAACAACACAAGCAAATGCTATTGCAAATATAAATATAGATGTTACAAGTTTAGGAAATCATAATAGTAAAACATACTTATTAAAATATAAATCTTCAAATGATTTAACATATACTACTATTCAATTAGACAATACAAATTATTCATTAGAAACACAACAAACAATAGTAATAAGTGAAAACTATTCTTATGAGTTTATATTAGTTATAAGTGATGATTTTTATACTACTGAAAGAACAATTAGTATATCAAGTGCATTTGATTTAATGAATTTTAATTCAAGTGGTAAAGGAATAGCATTTGGTAAAGTTAGTGAAAGAAATGCTATGGAAGTTCAAATGGACTTATATTATAAAGGTGATAGAATAGATGGTATGTTAAATAGTACACCAGTTAAATATTGTGATGCTTCGTGGGTTTTAAGTAGTAATAAATGGACAGCAGAAAACTTTGCAGAATTAGGAAATGCAATATATACTTGGTTGTATGGTTTAGCAAGTTATAGAACATTGATTTATATATTTGATGCAGTTGGTAGAAAAAATATAATAACAAATATGACTTATATTGATGGTTCTCCTAGTATGGAAAACCCATTTGGTTCTAACACACCTAGTACACCACACACAATAAATATATCTACATTAACATATGATGGAAGTAATTTTATTGCAAAGAATTACCATATAGAAAAAGATTACGATACTGGTGTAGTAACAGTAACAACTACTACTAAAACATTGTAAAAAAAATAAAAATAATATATATTTAAAATAAAGAGGTGAAATAAATGATTAAAATTGATAGTGATAAAACAATTAGAATTACAAGAGGTGATACTGCATCATTAGTTATTAAATCTAAAAATGCAGACAATACCGATTATGAATTTCAAGCAGGAGATATTATTTGTTTTAGAATAATGAAACAAAATGATGTTAAGAGTGTAAAACTTGAAAAAGAGATAGAAGTTCAAAGTGCAACAACAAGTGTAAATATTCATTTAGATAGTAACGATACTGAATTTGATGATTATGCAAGTAAACCTATCACTTATTGGTATGAAGTTGAAATAAAAGGTAGTACAAGTAATAGCACTATTATTGGTTATGATGAAGATGGTGCTAAATTATTTATAATCTACCCAGAGGGAGCAGATGAATAATGATAGGAAATCAAAACGAATTTAACCCTTTAATTGAAACTCAAAATGAATTAAATTCACAAATCGAAAATGAAATTGAATTAACACCACAAATTGAAAATGAAATAGAAGTAATTGGTTCATCTGTTGCTTTGAAAGGTGATAAGGGTGACAAAGGTGACAAAGGTGATAAAGGAGATAAAGGAGATAAAGGAGATAAGGGTGACAAAGGTGATAAAGGAGATACTGGTGAACAAGGTTTAAAAGGTGAAAAGGGAGATAAGGGAGATGCTTTTACTTATCAAGACTTTACACAAGAACAACTTGCTAGTCTAAAAGGAGAAAAAGGTGATAAAGGAGATAAGGGGGAACAAGGAACACAAGGAATACAAGGTATTCAAGGTATTCAAGGTGAAAGAGGAATACAAGGTATTCAAGGTGAGCAAGGAGAAAAGGGAGAAAAAGGAGATAAAGGTGATACTGGAAATGCTGGTAAAGGTATTTCATCTATAACTAGAACAAGTGGAACTGGTGCTCCTGGTACTACTGATACATATACAATTACATATACTGATAATACTACTTCAACATTTAGTGTTTATAATGGTGCTAATGGTAGTGGTTCTGGTGATATGTTAAAATCAGTTTATGATACAAATAATGATGGTGTAGTTGATAATGCTAAAAAAGTAAATAATCATAATGTTTATAAAGATGTACCAAGTGATGCTGAATTTACTGATACAATTTATGATGATACAGAAATAAAAGAAGATATAAATGAAATAAATACTTTACTAAACGGAAATACATTTGTTAAAACATCTGGAAATCAAACAATAAATGGCACAAAAACATTTGCATCATTACCACAATGTTCAACAACACCTACTAATAATAATGATTTAGTAAATAAAACTTATGTTGATAATTCTATTCCAACTTTACCAACAATAATTGATAATTTAAACACAAATGATGCTACAAAAGTATTAAGTGCTAAACAAGGAAAAGTTTTAAATGATACAAAACAACCATTGTTAAAAAGTGGAACTAATATTAAAACTATAAATAATCAAAGTATATTAGGTAGTGGGAATATTTCAATTAGTGGTAGTGGTGGTTCAAGTGTTGTACAAGAATTAAGTTCACCAGTAATATTAAATGAACTTTCATCTGGTGTATATGTTTTACCAGAAAATTGTGATGTATTTTATTATGAAACAAATGGCACAGCAGACTTTACTTTAAAAAAGGGTGGCTTGATGTTCTTAAAAAATGAAACAACAACTTATAATGGAGAAACAAATATTACATCTTCATTTTGGGTTTTAGAAGATATGGCAGATTATACAGTTGATATGGAAAATGGAGAATTTAATATAAATAGTCAAGATGTATTCCAAGTTCATTATGGAATTTCAGCAGATTATTTGGGTGAAACATTTTATGAAACATTTACACCAAGTGATGTTTATGCAAAAGCAAATACAAGTAGTGTATTAACAAAAACAAATACAACTTCATATACACCAACATCTAATTATCACCCAGCAACTAAAAAATATGTTGATGATTTAGTTGGAGATGTAGAAACATTGTTAGGGGGTATTTAATATGTCAATAGCAAGTGAAATTACAAGAATACAAAATGCAAAAGCAAGTATTAAAAGTGCAATTGAAAACAAAGGTGTTCAAGTACCATCAAATGCTTTATTAGATACATTTGCTACATATATTGCACAAATAACTGGTGGTTCATCAAATATTACTATTGAAACTGGTACATATACACCTAGTGAAGATATAGCAAGACCAACAATTCCATTTAATAATTCACATAATAAAGTTCCAGTATTTTTATCATTTACAGATGTTACACAAGAAGCAACAACAGAAAATTCTGGTATAGGTATGAATTATATAGATACATACCAATTATTTGGTGATGGTTATATTTATAATTCCAACACACTTGCAAAAAGATATGCAACATTACAATACATTTATAAAGGAACAAGTGCTACATCAGTTAATACTGGTACAACACATTTTTCATATAATAGTGATGATACACATAGTTCTGGTTCAAGTTACCCTAGATATTATGTTGATAATACAAGTTTTAGACCTTATACTTCATCAGGTACTAGATATTGGAGAGCAGGAAGAACTTATAAATGGTTTGCTATATGGTTATAAAGTGGAACAAATAATTAAAATTTATTGACAAACGATAAAAAATTAACATATAATAAAATATATAAAAGATACCTAGAAAGTTTGAGGGAAATAGATGAGTTTTACTGAATATTTTGTTCTTATTTTAGGAATTGCAGTATCAATGTGTAGTATTGCAAATACATTTCTTAATCGTAGAGATAAAGTAGTAAAAGATACGAAAGAGGACACATCAAATAATGCTTTAATAAATTATCGTTTAGATAAAATTGAAGAAAGTATAAAACAATTATTAAATAAATTTGATACAAGCACAGAGCAAATGAAAAAGCAAATTGAAGTACTTGTTAAAGAAGAAATGGAAAAACATATATTAGAATATCATAACAACAAAGGTGAATAAAAAATGGGTTTAAGAGAAGATATTGAAAATTTAGGAAAAGAAGTAAACGAAGTGAGAAATATAAAAGAAGAAAGTATTGCATTAAGTTTTTTAAGTGATTATAAAAAACAAAATAAAAGACTTTTTATAATTTGGTTAATAACATTTTTAGTACTTGCTTGTATGACTGCATATACAATATATATAATTAATGATATTGGAACTATAACTGAAACAAGTATCACACAACAAAACGATAAAGGGCATAATAGTTATATCGAAAAAGGTGGTTTGATTTCTTATGCACAAACAAACGATTAAAAAAAGAAAAGTTAAATATAGAAAATCAAAACAACAAGCACATATAAAGAAAGATAGAACTGGAAGATACCATTGTTCTGCCTGTGGAGCATTTGTAAGTAAATGAAATTCTTTGAATTTACTAGAAGTGATTATGAGTATATAGTCCAAGAAGCAATGCTTGATGAAGATTATCAAAAATTGTTAGAATATGAAATAAAAGGTTATAATAGAACCAAAATGGCAAGACTATTAAAAGTTGGAGAACCAACACTAGATGTAATGATACGAAAATTGAAGAAAAAAATAAAAAAAATCTTATAAAAAGATTAAAAGAACTTAATAAAATTAGGTTCTTTTTTTGTTGTAAAATTTTATTTGAAAAGAGGGAGATTATTTTAAAACAATGGTTATTCCTACTTTTCTAGAAAGAGGGAAGATATTATGTATTCATATTATAATCAAAACATTGAAAGAATAAATCAACAAATAAATGATTTAGAAAGGGCAAGAAATCAAATGCAAATGCAACAACCTACTAATTTAACACAAAACTTTCAAATATCACCACAACAACAAGGAATTAAGTTTGTTAATGGTATAGATGAAGTAGAAAAAGAATTAGTAATTAATGAAACTATGTTTTTATCGAAAGATTATAAGCAAATGTTTATTAAAGATATAAAAGGTAATGTAAGAACATTTGAGTTAAACGAGATTATACCAAAAGATAGTAAAGATTTAATGATAGAAGATTTACAAAAACAAATCAATGAATTAAAGAAAGAAATGAGTAAAGATGAACAATATGTTAATGCAGATGCTAATGAATAAAGCAAAGCAAAATAACCCACAAGTATTCAATTTAATAAATAATAGTATGAATAATAATATCAACCCTATTAATTTATTTAATCAAATCACAAAAGGTTATTCACAAGAACAAAAGAATAATATATTTCAAATTGCAAAACAATATGGAATAAATGATGAAACGATTAATAAATTCAAAAATTAGTCTTATCGTTTATTGATATTTTATTATCATTTATTGATATATTTTTATCGAATAACGATAAATAATTATGGTATCTACTATTAAATTAGTTGATATAAATTAGAAGAAAGGAGATACTTTATGAACGGAACAACAAATGGAATTGTACCAACAATTGATTTAGCAACAAATCAACCATATAACTATGGTGGTTTTGGAAATGGTTTCTTTGGTGGAGATGGCATTTGGGCAATTGTTTTAATTGCTTTACTATTTGGTAATGGTGGTTTTGGTTTTGGTGGAAATAATCAAGTAGCAACTACTGATTATATTTCTAACGAATTTACACAAAGAGATGTAAATAATGGTTTTCAAAATACTAATAACTTAATTTCAAATGGTTTCAGCAATTCAGCAACTAACTTATGTAATGTAAGAAGTGATATTTTAACTGGAAATATGGGAATACAAAATTCTATATTAGATAGTAAATATGCAAGTGCTATGGGAGATGCTAATACACAAAGAGATGTATTAATACAAACTACTCAATTAGAAAATCAATTATCACAAGTAGCATTATCTAACCAAGCACATATTGATAGTTGTTGTTGTGAATTAAGAGCACAAGGTCTTGAAAATACACAAAAGATTTTAGATGCTCTAAATCAAAACACAATTCAAGATTTAAGGGACAAACTTGCTACTGCTAATAATCAATTAAGTGACCAAAGTGTCATTAATGCAGTAAGACCATACCCAATTCCTAGTTATCTAGTATCATCACCATATTCAAGCATTTATAATGGTTTTTATGGTAATGGTTTCTATGG